ACTATGTGCAAAATTCAATCCAAACAGATGCTAATAATACAATGAATAGCTTTGCAAGTGCATTTGGTTTGATTGATAAAGGCGAATCTTTACAAGCTACTTATAACCATTTGCCTGTTATGCAATTGGTAATGAAAACTAAAATAGATACTTTGAAAGCGTTTCAAGAAACTTTGATTTATGAAACACCAGAAGAGCAAAAGCGATTGAGTAATGAATTCAAATTAATTTTAGGGTTATGAAAGAAGTAAGTATATATTTTGAAGGAAATTTAATAACTGTTTTAGAATTAGAAAATGTGTCTATATTTACATTCGAAGATAGAACAGCAATTGTAAAAGATAAAGAAGAAATAGCTCGAATTCCTTCTAATTATTTGATAATTATTAAAGATAAATAATTATGAAAGAAGTGAAAAAGCCTGAATTAACAAAGGCACAAATTGAGAAATTGAAAGCCGACAAAGAAAAACAAATGTCTAAAATCGTAAAGAAATGATAATAGCAGCAGAATTTCCAAATAAAGAGTTCGCAACAAAAGAAGAGCTTTTCAAAGCATTGAAAGATAACAAAAAAGAATTGATTTCTTTGAAAAAGTCTATTACTAAGCAGGCCGATGCTGTTTCATTTGGTTATATGGAAAATGAAATAGAAACAGCAAATAAAGAAGAAATTAATAACGAACAAAATCCAGACGTTTTAAATGTAAAAGTAGTTATCAATACTACCAACTTTTTAGATAGTCACGGAGATGTTCATATTAATGGTATTTGGAATAAATCTGTAAAAGACAATGTTTCTTTTTTGCATCTACAAGAACACGAAAGAGAGTTTGACAAAGTCATAACAGACACAGCAAAAGGTAGTGTTCAATCAATGACTTGGAAAGAATTAGGTTTGCCATATTTAGGAAGAACTGAGGCTTTAATATTTGATAGTCAAATTCAAAAGAAACGAAATGAATTTATGCTTAATCAATATGCTAATGGCTGGGTTAAAAATCATTCTGTAGGTATGCGTTACGTTTCTTTAAATTTAGCGGTTAATTCAGAAGCCGAATGGGATAAAGAAGAAAAAGCAATTTGGGATAAATATTATTCACTTATTGCAAATAAAGAATTAGCCGACGAAAAAGGATATTTTTGGGCGGTTACAGAAGCAAAAATTATAGAAGGTAGCGCAGTTGTAATGGGAAGTAATTCAGCAACTCCAACCTTAAACAATAAATCGGAAGCCGTCGAAGACACTACCGAAGAACAACAAGAGCCGTCAAATGACACTCAAAGCGAAAAACAAAAAGAATTATTAAAAGAACTATTAAACAAATTTTAAAAAAATGGAAGAAATCATCAAAGAATTGGGTCTAAAAATTGACGCAATGAAAAACGAAACAGTTTCTAAAGCTGAACTTATCGAAGTGCTTTCGAAAGTAAAAGACTTAGAAACTAAAGGCGAAGACGTAAAAACAATTAAATCAGATATTGAGGAAATTGCTTTGCGTGTTTTAGGATTAGAAACTAAAGGAGTGGACAAAGGCACACAAGAAACCTTAGGGTCAATCTTGGAAGGAAAAGCAGAGGAATTGAAAGCTATGAAAGAGAAATCTGGAAGAAGCGTTCAATTTACTTTGAAAGCTGCTGGAACTATGGCTTTATCTACAAATGTAACTGGACAAGTTCCACAAGCCGAAAGAGAACAAGGAATTACTAGAACTGTAAGACGTAACCCTTATATCCTTCAATTGGTGAATGTTGGTACAATTATGTCCAATGTTTGGGAATGGGTTGAGCAAAAAAATCTTGACGGTGGTGCTGCAATGACTGCTGAGGGTGCTGCTAAATCTCAAGCTGATTTTGATTTAGTTGTAGCTAGTGCCAACGTTAAAAAAGTAACTGCTTACATCAAAGTTACAAAAGAAATGCTTGATGATGTTGAGTTGATGCGTTCAGAAATCGACCAAGAATTGACCGAGTTAATCAATTTGAAAATTGATGATCAGTTGTTGAATGGAACTGGGTTAACTGTTAACTTAACAGGTATTACTACTAATGCTACTGCGTGGGCTGCAGGATCATTTGCTTTGGCTATTCCAACTCCTACTAAATGGGATGCTTTGAGAACCGCTATTAATCAAGTTCGTGTTAACTTGTTCGAGCCTAATTATATTGTAATGCATCCTAGCGATGTTACTGCAATGGAGTTGTCTAAAGACACTACAGGACAATATGTAATGCCTCCTTTTGCTGCCCTTGACGGTACAATTGTAAGCGGTATTCGTGTTGTTGCAAATACTGGTGTTACAATTGATAAATTCTTAGTTGGTGACTTCTCTAAATCAGGAATTCGTTACTCAAACAGATATTAGACTTTCGGCAACTGGTGCAAAAAAAGTAAATCCTGAAAATGCAACCACTCAAACGCCTAAATACTTAATAGCAGGAGCGCACCAAAATTTCATCAAACAATATCAGGGCGAATTTTTACAAGAGCCTGTTATCGTTGATAATTTCGTAGATTGGTACTGCAATAATGCTGAAAAAAGTCTTTATGGTTATTTGATGGACAAACAAGCCGATTTTACGAATTGGAAGCCTGAATATTTTAGAGTTTACGAAACTAAAAACAGCTTCGGTATATGATAGTTTTTGAAGAGAAATTAAGGGAATTAGTCGCATTATTGCCACAATGGAACGATACATTCGAAATCCGTTACGATTGGGGAACTATTGACGTTCTTAATAAATTCTTAGTACTCAAAGAAAGTAAATCAAAATATCCGCTTATTTGGTTAGTAACCTCGAAAGATACTGACGACTTATTACGAAATCGAGTTACAAGAAATGCAAGATTTGTAATTGCAACACGATCAAATGATGTTGATGCATTCAACGCAAAGCAATATCAAACAGATTACAAAGAAATCTTAATACCAGTTTACAACAACTTTATAACCGTTCTAAATAGTAGCGGAATTTCTAAGATAGTTGGAAGTACTATTGATAAAGAATTAAAGCCAAATTACAGTGTAAACGACAACGGTAAAGGATTAATAACTATTTGGAATGCTTTAGTATTAGATTTAGAAATTGAATTAATAGACGGTTGCATTAAACAAAATATTAAATTTTAAGCTATGGCTGAAAAAGAAGTAAAAACAAAAACATTTACTGTAATCAAAGAAATTACGGTGGATAAACTGTATAAAGTTGGTTCAAAAATCCAACTCACTGACAAAAAAACAATTGAAAAATTAACCTCAAACAAATTTATAAAATGAGTTTAGAAACACAAATTAACACCGTTGACTGTTCGCAATCAGGTGTATTAGGTACTGGTTTAGCTGGATGCCGAATGGACAGAAAGCGTGTAACAGCGTTGGGATTGGTTCAAAAAGGATACAAGTTCAATGCTGAAATCACTAAGACGTATATGCGTCAATTGCAGCAAGACGGCATTTTGATTATGCTACAAGGTGTTGTATCATTTGAAGATAATACGGCAGACGATAACGTTATCACACGTGCTGGATCTGGGATTAAGGTTATAGCTGGTAAAAATCCATATGAGCATACAATTACTTTTGACAATGGAATCAATTTCCACAAAGCATTAACCTCTTTGAGTGGTTTCAATGCTTACGATTTGATTTTGTTTGATGTTGACAACTCTATGTTTATGACAGTTACCAAATCAGGAGAGCCTAAAGGATTTACTCTTGGAATGTTTGAAAACGGTAAATATATGGGGGCAAACGGCACAGATGCAAGTTCTCAAACAGTTGTGTTACAATTGACTGAAAGAGCTGAAATCGATGAGCGTATGTCTTGGATTGAAAACAGCCAATTGGATTTTTCTTATGGAGAATTAACAGGAGTAAATGATGTTATTTTAACAGTTGATCCTATTGTAACTGCATCAACTTCTATTGTTGTAAGTGCGTTTTTATTAGATAAAATCCATCCAGTTGAAGGATTATTGGTTGGTGATTTTTCCGTAACACGAAATGGAGTTGCAATAACGCCTAGTCTATTGACTTACAGCTCTACAACTAAAAAATATACTTTACCTGTAACTGCTGGAATCAAAGTAATAGGAGTTGTATTTAAGTTCAAAATATCCGAAGAACTTAAAGACACTTTCACTACTTTTCTAATTGATTTAGATATTTCTTGGTCAATATAATCCACAACTGCCTTCATATCTCCACCAACATTTTCTTTAAGGATGCTTCCTGCCCCTGTTTTGTTGGTTATATCTGTATCAATTTGCGCTTTTAATGCTGTGCTATCCATTTTTTTTATTTTTAATTATTCAAATTCAGATGCGAATTCATTTGCAAAGATTCTAATTGTTGGTTCAGGTGTTGGGACATCGTCAGTATCATAATCAGGCGTACCATAATCAATTCCACTATAATCAGCCAAACCAAAGAAATTGTCATTAAAATTTGGTGATAAATTATAATCAAATTCCCCAAAGTTTTCTTGTGATATTTTTTCAGACAAATCAATTGCTTCAAATAATGAGCATCTTACATAATTTACATATAAAACGGGGCTTTCCAATAAATAAGTAAGCAGAATTAAAACCGATTTTGGCAGTAATTCTGTTCTAAATTTATGTAAATAGTTGGTTTTAATCGCTTGCGATACTGTGTTTTTTGTAGAAACTTCGTAATAAGTAGTGAGTTCTGTTTTTTTGTCCTCGTCTAAAAACCACGTTTGAATGCCTATACTTTGATAAACATCGTCTTTATTGTCTTTGTAGTGAAATTGTGTAGTTTTTTCGTTATCGATATTAGTAAGCAAAAAAGGCGAACTATAAAATGTTTCTCCAACCAATTGGGTAATTTCTAAATAAACCAATCTATAACCAAAATCAAAAGGCACATTTGTAAGTGACCAGTATAGTTGTGGCGCACCATCTAAATCGTTAGTCAAAGAATCAACAAAAAAATAATCTGTTACATCTGTTTTAGTGCCTTTGCATAAATCTACGACATTAACCGTCCAATCCTCTAAATCAATGCCGTCAGGTGTTTGAGTAACCTGAATGTATTTTGAAGTATTATTTGGCAGCAATTGAATCCCTTTAAAAATAAATTGCGTGTTTATTTGGCTATTCTTAAAGTAGAAAGCTTCTTCGGTTGTTCGAAATAAATTGATAAAGGGTTTAACTGCCATAGCATCGATGTTATCACAACATTAATTTAGACAAATATAGTAATTATTTCAATAAGTCTAACCATTGCTTCAAAGTTTCTAAATTAGGAGCTATTGCACCGTTAATCGCGATTTCCATCCAATAAACACCATTATACAATCGGTATCTATTCAAATCAAATAAATAAACTTTCTCGTTTTTAATTTCATAAATAACTTCATCTACTCCTGTTTCGTTGTTTATCAAATAAAATCCAGCTAACTGAGTATCAATTGTCATTGAGTTAGGCTCGAATTTTTCTTCGGCTTTTATGGTTAGTTTTTTCTCCAATAATGAATATTCAATATCAATAGGATAAATTTTTATTACTTGCTGGTTGTTGTCAATTGTTCGAATATATCCTCTTTGGCTTCTAATATTATTTTGCAAAGTAATGAAATCTGTAAACTCTACATTAGCGAAAATAATTTCATTATAAAGCATTGGCGATAATATTGGATTTACTGGAACAATATCGGCTTTCTCTGTTAATTTAACGCCATTGTATTTAGCTGTATAATCACCGTTATTTTTGTACCAAGTGTTTTTTAATGGTTTGTCTTTCCAATACAAATTACAAGTAGCAATATATGATTGCCAATAATTATAAATATTGCTCTTGATAGAATAGCGTCTATTACTGTAACTATCTGCTGCATTCAATCCTGTTGTTTCAGTAAATCCTTGATTTGTATAATTTGTGAATGGCACAAAAGATTGCGACAAAGTGTATTTGTACTTTGTTAATCGTGTACCGTTACCTGCTATTGTAACAATTCCTAAAACTCTAACTAATTCTAAAGTATTTTGAGTTACCGAATAAACTGTGTAAGTTCCTGCATTTGGATCGGTATTCATAATATAAAAATAACTCCCTACTTGAATACCTAATGATTCAAAATTAATTGAACCATCGTTTCGCAACGTCAATCTAAATGTAGATGGACTATAATCGTGCTGCAAATCAGTAACCTCTGTAAATTCATTGTCAAAAGTAGTGTCAATAGAATCAATGCAGAAAATAGTGTCATCATCTTGACTGGCTGTGTTTTCTTTAATTACGATTGCTTTTCGTCTTGTGGCTTCGATTAAAAACGCATCCCTTGTCCAATCTACCTCAACCTCTTTTTTGTTTTCAACTGATTTATTAAAAAATACAAATTTACTTTCACCGTGAATTGTGTCAGCACTATTTGCCTCTTCATTCTCTTTTTGTGATTGGTAATTTGAGTACTTAAATCCAAACTCATTTATCATAAATCTTGGATTAAAAGTTTTATTCATTTCTGAAAATTGGGTATTATTAAAGAAACCGCTTTCTACGTTTGTATAAAAATCCTGTTCAATTCCAAAGAACACTTTACCCTCTGAATTGATTTCATAGTCTGCATTCATTTCAGTAATAGACTTTTCAATGTCTTCTAAACTTACATAAAATGGCTTATTTGTAATCCCTCTTAAAAAGTTTCCGTTTACTAATCTATTGTCATAAAATTGTCCTAAACTTTCGAATCGTGGCGCATCAATTGAAAGTCCAGAAGTTGATTTTATAATTTGACGCATTACATCAATTAAACGCAACGATTTAGAAACTGAATTATAAGCGATGCTTTCTGCTGTTATATTTATTTTTAATCCTTTCTCTATATTTAAAAATACTTCAAATTTAGGCGATATGTTTGTTGCAGACTGTCTTATTTTAAATTCAAAAAATAACCAAATAGATTCTCCTCTTTTCATCGAATCTATTTTTATGTCCTTATAATATCCATCAAAAGAATAAGATTCATTTTCATTTTTTGTAATAGAGTCTATCACATATCTTGTTCCTGTACTATACTCTTGACCCTTTACTATTACTAATTTATATTCAACATACCCATTTCCCCCTCCATCTACATCAGTATTAAAGTTTATTTTAAGATTTTCAATATTAACTTTAATTTCTTTTAAATTATTTTCAGCATAAATTAATTTAAAAATACTATCTGTAAAAAAATTATCAATAAAAATTTGTGTTGCGTCAGGATCTAAAGATTTGAAAGAAGTAAGCGTATTTTCAATTTCTGATTTAGTTATATTTTGGCAAGGATTTGCTTGGTACCAAACTGTTTTCGTACTACCTAGTGAAAAAATCTTAGTTTCAAAATCAGTATCTTGAGTCCACTCGCTATTTTGAATAACTGGTTTAGCTAATAATAACATATTTTCAGGAACTAAACCACCAATATAATTACCATCTATATCAAAATCGCTTAAAACATCAACTTTTACAGCTTTTCTTGCTTTTATTATCTGCAATTTACCATCTTCAATTCCTTTACATTTAAAGTATTCTAAATCGTCAGTTTCAGCAGTTGCAAAATCTAAATCACAAGTATATTTGTTATTGTCGTCAATTTCAATTGTCAAAACTACAACTGATTCAAAACCAAATTTTCTATGATAATAAAGCAATTGTTTTAGTTCGTGATTTCGCATATGGGTAAATTCGAATTGAATTTCACCGCCACTAAACGACACGTCCCTACCTAGTCCGTTTTGTTTTTGATTCAATGAAAAATTAATATCGGACGTGCCAAATGGTTCATCAATTTGTTTTTTTCCGTAATTATCGCTTTTAAAATCTAATGTAAATTTCATAATTTATACTTTAAAACCTGTTCTGCTTACACGGTTTGCGGTTTGCTTTGTGCGATTTCCGTTTCTTTCGCTCCAACTTGAAAAACCTTTTTTATCGAATGAAGTATTATTCACTTGGATTCTGCTAAAATGTTTACTCATTACCATATCCATTTCTTCGGCTGTCATACCGTTTGATTGATAGTTTTTACTCATTGAAATTCCTCTTTCGTTTAGCATTTCTCTAATTTGCTGTTCGTGTGTGAGTACCTTTGTACCCTTTGGGGCATTCATTAACACATTTCTACCCTCTGGCATTACTTCTTTACCGTTTGGTAATATTACTTTTTCTTGATAATTAGAGCCACCGCCATCATTTACAAGCATTAAACCACCTTGATGATTGTCTGTTCCTGCAAAGTATTCTGGTATTTTTTGAGAAGCCACTAAAGCTATTTGTGCAGCACCAGTTGCAGCTGCAATTGCAGAAAATGGCAATCCGAATGTTAAAGGGCTTTCGGCTATTGATTTTGCTATTCCTTTGGCTATATCAATAGCAATACTAAAAATAGCTTGTCTTTGTTTTGCTTTATTTTCTCTATTTGCTATTTCTTTACGTTTCTTTTCATAATCTTCTTCAATTTTTTGTTTAGCTGCTGTGCTATCTCCTGCAAATTTTAATGAAATATCTTTTTGAGCTTCCAAACGAGCATACTCATTTTTAAAATTCATTTCGCTAAATCCTGCTATTATTTCCCCTGCTTTTTGTGCTGAATCAGCTATTTCGTTAAATGTATCTTTCCAATCGCCTTTGAGTTTATTCATTTGCTCCGTTGGGATTTGCGGAGTTGCAAACCCTTCTGGCAATGCTCCACCTGTAGGAACTGCATTTAATTGTTTTTTCAGTTCCAATAACAATCGTAACTGTTCATTTATTGCTGGTAATTCAGTTTCGTTGGCTATTATTTTTTCAGTCGTTAATCTATCAATTTCTTTATTAATTTCATCAACAATAGTTCCTACTGGTTTTACATAGCTTTGTAAATAGTCTAAATCTTCACGTTTAGCTTTGGCTTGTGCTGCTTTCTTTTTTACATTCCCTTCTGGTTTTAAAGTATCTTTAATCGCATTCCCTTCAGCTACTTTCTTAATAAAGAACGCATCCTCTTTTGCCCATTGTTCACGAAGCCTTACTGATTCTTTTCGAATATCAAGAATATCTCTTTTAATACTTTCTTTTCCTTTTGCTGTATAAATTCCTCCGCCTTCGTCAGAAACAAAGTCTTTTGAGTTTTTTGTTCTTGCTAATTCTTTGTATAGATTATCTATTTTTATTAAATTATCCTGCTCTATCTCAAGCCTTTCTTTTTCTCTTTCCTGTAAAATTCCTTCGGCTGCTCTAGCTTTAGCGGTGGTTAAAATAGCTTCACTTAATAAATTATATTGCTTTTCGGCATCTCCTGCCATAATGGTTTCGTCAGAAAGGTTTTTAAAGTAAAACGGGTATTGTTCTTGTTAATCGTCAACAGCTTTTTTTCTATCTTTATAAGAATTGTTTAAATT